TACATCGGCAAGCGCTTCGGACAGAGGACCCGCAGTTACATAGCCTGGTACACGATTGCCACTTCGCTCATCTCCTGGCTGGGACTCACCCTGTTCTCGGGAGGAGTGTTCATGGCCCAGATCCTCGGGATGAAACTGTGGTTGTGCATAGTGATACTGGTAGCTGTCTCAGCCCTCTTCGCCATGGCGGGAGGCCTTAAGGCGATAGCATATACCAACGTTTTCCAGATGCTGCTGCTCATAGGCGTGGCCATCCTGCTGGTGGTGCTGTCGCTGGTGAAGATAGGAGGCGTGCAGGAGGTTGTATCGACTGTTCCCCCCGACTACTGGAACATGTTCAAACCGCTGAGCGACAAGGACTTCCCCTGGCTGGCACTGGTAATAGGATATCCCGTGATGGGCATCTGGTTCTGGTGCACCGACCAGTCCATGGTGCAGTCGGTGCTCGGGGCGAAGGATATAAACCAGGGGCGTATGGGCGCCAATTTCTGCGCGTGGCTCAAGGTCCTGGACATTCCCCTGTTCATCCTTCCCGGCATACTCGCCTTCGTACTCCTGCCCAATCTGGGGAACTCCACCGACTCGTATCTCCAACTCGCCCAGTTCGTGCTTCCCAAGGGACTTCTCGGGCTCGTGGTGGTGGTGATGCTCGCCGCACTGATAAGCACCATAGGCTCGGCCCTCAATTCGCTCAGCACCATCTTCACCCTGGACATCATGCTCAAGGACAAGAATGAGGTGAGTCCGGAATACACCAAGAAACTGGGCCGCATTGTCGTGCTGGCAGGAGCCGTGGTCTCGGTAGGCCTGGCGATAGCCATCACTTTCATCCAGGGTCTGAGTTTCTTCAATGTCTTCCAGTGCTTCGTCTTCCATTTGATTAACCGGGTTTAATGTTTCTTCTTCTATTGAAGAATTTTCTTCCGGAGTTTCAATTTCTTGTTCAATTTCTTCTGCTTTTTTCTTCTTTGTCATAGTTGTTTTTCCTTTCTTGATGTACTTCTACTTCATTTGTAAAATTCTGTTCAAACAAATTTGAAAACCTTTTGTTTGACCTAATGATGTTTTGTTCAAATAGTAAAATATGAATTTTAGTATATTTTTCATTTTCTGCTCCCTAAAATATTGGTATTCTGTCAGATATTTTTTGCTTTGCAGGGTTATAACATAGACTTATAGATTTTCCACTTTCCCCGTGTCTATTTTTTCCAATCATAAATTCCATTAAATCTTTTGATTGTGATGTGTCATAGTATGCAGGACGATAAACGAAAAATATCATATCGGCATCTTGCTCAATTTTTCCGCTATCCCTTAAATCTGATAATTTTGGTTTTTTATCTTTTCTGTCTGCTGAAGATCTGTTTAACTGATGAAGTGCAATTATCGGTTTATTTAATTCAACAGCAATCATTTTTAATTCTCTTGAAATTTCTCCAAATTTCTCATAATTACTTTTATTTTTATCACCGTTAATTAAGCCTAAATAATCAATAAAAACAATATCAGAAGACATATTTTTTATTATTATTTCTTTTATGTTATCAACAGTAATGTCAAAATCATCACAAATATTTAGATTAAATTTATCTAAATCTTTGTTTACATAATCACAGTATTTATTTAATTCTTCAGGTTTAAAATTGTGTTTTCTAAAACCGCTTACATCTAAACCTAAATCTGCACAAACTATTCTGTTTTGTAATTGTTCTTTTCTCATTTCTAATGAAAATAAAAGAACATTTTTTGAGATAGATATATTTTTAATCAAGTTCAACATCATACAGGTTTTTCCCATTCCTGTAGCACCGGCAAGGATAATAAAATCACCGCCCTGAATTGAACCTATTGAATTGTCAATATCACTATATCCTGTTGTAATAGAATAATCTAAACTATCAAAATAATTCAATAAGGCTTGATCTGCTTTATCTGATAATTTTGAAACATTGTTGAATTTGCTGTATTTTTTTTCAATTTCTTTTATTTTTTCAATATCTTCTGAACAGGTTGCTTCTTTGTATAATCGTTCAAAATAATAATCAGAAAGACGTTTTACATAATATTTGTAATTGGCCCGGCAAATATATTCGCTCTCAATTGCATTAATTTCAGCCAAAACTTGATGCTTTTTTAAAAATGGAATTTGACAATTTTCTAATATCAATAAATCATCAAATTCTTTATGTTCTTCATATAACTTTTTCGCAGTTTTAATCAATTCACGATAAAGTTTATTACAGAACATTGGTGCATCTATCAATGGCATAATTTTTTCATGAAATTTTGTATCACCTGTTAAAATTTTACGCATTAATTCACGCTCAACTTCTTCTTGGCAATAAAATTTGTTTCTTAAATCAGCAGTTTGGATTCCATTCATTATTGATTTTGTCATCTTCTTTCTTTCCGTTATTTTTTTCTTTGTATGTTGGTTTATTGTGAGTTAATTGGTATCTGTAGTATTGTCTTAATCGTGTAAAATGTAATTCAGGTAATTCTTCTGAAAAAGGTTTTTCTTTACCTATTGCTATCTGATCTGATAATTCTTCTATCAAATTAAGTAGTCTTTTTTCACTCATAAATTCTACAGATAGTTTTCTATATTGTTCGTCTGTTAAATAGACGTTTTTAAATTTTTTGTAATTTTCTATTATATTATTTTTATTATTATTTATTTCATTATTATCATTATTATTAGTTGTCACTTGCTTGTCGTTTGTTTGTCGTTCGCTTGTCGTTCCGCTTGTCACTTTTTTAAATTTTTCTTGATACTTGTTGTAATTATTTACCGTTATTATTGAATATTGACTATGAGTTTCCTGTGTCAGTTCGCTTGTCGCAATAAGTCTTTTTAAGGCAGTTCTTACTTCCCGAAAACTTAAACCTGTTTCTATACTTAATTTTGAGATACTTGTTAAAAATTGACCTCGTTTTATGGTTATTCCCCGATACCTGTTATCTTTAAAATTTGCTCTTAATAAACAATGAACAAATAAGTGAGATGTTTTAGGTTCGGTGTACCATTCCCATTCCATTATTTTCCTGTTAAGGCTAATTTTTGAGTTATTAAATTCATCAATTTTTGAAATATTCATTTTTACCTTTACTGCTTTTAGGAAAAGAGGGTGATGAGCAATTTTGGGTATGTATCACCCTCAAAGAAACCTGTTTCACTTTTATTCAGTGATTTTGGTTTTATCCTCCGAGTTCTCCTCCAACTCTGAAATTTCAAACTTCAAATATTCACTTTTTCCTTTAACTTTTTTTGCTTCTATTAAATATTTGTCAGTTAAATAGGTTCTGTCTTCCAATGGAAATAGTGATTTTAAACAAGCATTTGCATTATCGTATCTTTTATCTGCTGCTTTATAAGTTTCTCTTTCTTTTTTTGAGATAACATATTCATCAACTGCTTTTAAAATACTTTCATTAGAGATGTAACTTTCAATTACATCTGATAAATCAGCAATGCAAATATGTTCATATTTACAACCTTTGCAAACTTTAATGTCATAAGTTATTCTTTCCGGATAAAATATTTGTTTATTAAGTTTTGCAAGTTTTGTTTCAATTCGTTTTGAAGTCTTTTGACCGTTCAAAATTCTTTGATGTTGTTCTTGTTCTAAAATGTTTATTTCTAATTGGGCCTGTTTATTTTTCATTACGATTTTATTTATTCTTTTGGCACGTTCAACCATTTGATCCCAATGTTCAGGACTTCTTTTTATTACAATATCTCCGTCAAAATCTTTAATCAGTTTTATTGCTCCGGTTGATTTATTTTTTGCTAAAAAATAGCCAAAAGGTAATGTCCATAAATCATTTTTTAAATATACCTGCATTTGAGAATAATATTTTCTTGTCCATGCAAATTTTTGAAAATCTGCAACGGTATTTACCGCATTGAACACAACATCAGACATTGATTTAATTTCAACAGGTGCATTAAAAGGTTTACCTTCAGAATCAACTGCTTCGATAACACAGTCAAGTTTTCCTGAAATGTTTGCTTCCGCAATTCTCACTGAAATTTGTAAATCTTTGACTTTTATACCTGCTTTTTGTAAATCAAGTAATAAATTATCTTCCTGAATATTGCCTTCATTGAAAACAAGTAATAAATCATCAGTTACAGGCTTTGCTTTTTCCCAGTCGCATTGTTGATAAACCAAATATCTTTCACAGTCGTGTCCGACTTCACTCGCCCAACAACTGTTGCAAGGAATTTGATTAGATTTTGAAGATATAATTTTTTCTTTTATTTGTTTTGCTATATCCGGATATGTAACCGGATTAGCAATAAATTCTTCTTTTGGCTTTATATCTGTAAACATTATTCTTCAACCTCTTTGTTTTCCATTTTTTGTAGCCATTCTTTATATGCTTTATCAACTGTTTTTTCTAAAAATGAAAGTTGACTTTCAGAAACTTTATTGATATCTGTATGACCTTTGAAATCTTTAAATGCGGTGTGTTTAGCAAGTGTTTTCTTTGCAAGTTCAACATCTCCATTGCAAATATCAACAATTTTTTTCCAAACTTCCTGTTTCTTTTCCGCAATTTCCGAACTATCTGTTGAACCTGCAGAATTAAAGTTAAAGCCTTTACATTTTGATTTATCAAAGCCGAACTGTTCCAAATCTTCCCAAGATAATTGGAAACCTAATTTTTTCTTTACGGCCCTTTGAATTAAATTTGCAGTTGCTTTTTCTTGAACTTTGCTTTCAGGTAATCCAATAGCGGAAACAACTTGTTTTTTAGTTTTTTCTTTACCGTTTTCGGTTACTGTTTTTTCTTCAACGATTTGCCATTGACGGAAGAAATCATCAAAACTTGATGCAGATCCTTCGTAAATTTCATAATTATCAGGTGAATCTTTATGATAAACTTTACCTGTAATATATACAGTATATTCGTTCGTTGTTTCATCTCGCATTTCTTTGCGATAATTTATTCGTCCTTGAAATTCGTCTTGGCGAACAATTAAACCAAATAAATTGGCAATTTTCTTCATTCCGTAATGGTCAATATACGGATTTCCACCGTGATTTGTAATATCTTTATAAGAAAGACATTTACAAACTGCAGCCATTACTTTTTTTGTATTTTCTGCTCTTTTTGCGATTAGTTCAGGATCCGGTAAGTCAAAAAATGACATTTCTGTTCCTGTTGTTTTTGTGATTTGTGTTTGCGGTTCTTCAACAACCGCTAAAAAGTTGTCTTTTTCTTCACTCATTTTTATAGCCCCCATATAAAATCTTCTGCCATTTGAGCATTTATCTCTGCCCATTGCATATCTTTTTCGTACTCTTCAAAAGAATCGTATTCATCTTCTTTTATTTCATTGTTTTTTGGATCTTTCATAATTATTCCTTTTTAAAGTGCTCGTCTTTCCGAGCCGTCAGGTCTTTTGTCTCTTTTGGAGATTACGCATGATGACTTGGTGCAGTTGACCATTCTGCATTTTGTGAATTTTGTGATAATTGGATTTCTTCGGGTTCTTTCATTTCCCTAATTTTTCTGTCTATAAGATTTTTATAAATTCTTCTTAAATCTTTTGGTGTTCTGATAGAATTGATTAGTAAATTAGTAACTTCTTTTTCTACTTCTGTGTGCAAAACCACACCATATTTTTTATGTATTTTGCAAATTTCGTGATATGCCATTGCTTTGACATCACGCAACATTTCATTCATTCTTTGTTTTTCACGTTCTTTTTCATTTTTGAATGCTTCTAAAATTAAACTGATTGATTTAAACATTTTTATGCTCCTATTTTTGTTTTTAAAAATTCTTCTAATTTTTCCTGAATAAATAATCTTTTTCTTCCAATACGAATAGTCAATTCTTTTGGTAAAGTGCCACTGTAAAGCATTTGATGTATGCTTGAAATATCCTTGAATTTCAGCATATCTGCTACTTCTTGTGTCGTTAAATAGTTCATTTTTTGCTCCTTTTTTGGTATCAAAATTAAGCCTGATGTAAATTCACATCAAAACTCTAATTTTCTGAAAATTTGCACTTTTAGTAAGCCCATTGCATGAATGCCGGTGCTGTACCTTTGTTTTATTTTTTACTAATAGAATTATGTTTCTGATTCGATAAATTTAATTACTTTTTTGGGATTTTTATTAAATTTATCTATAAATTCGTTTAAAAACGGACTTGCTTTTTTCTTATTTTTTAATAAGTTAAAGTAAAATTTTTCTTTTTTTTCCTCCGTCAAATATGCTTGTACATAAATTTTTTCCATTGTCTTTGTCCTTTATTAGTCTGTGTATTGTTCGGTTTGTTTTATACAGAAACCATTTATAAAACTGTCCAGCCTATTTATTTCATATCTTGAAAAAATACTCCGTTTGGGGGATTATTTTTATATGTAAATATGAAAGTATATAAACATATTAACATATAATCACATAAATATCAAGTCTATATCACAAATAAATCACAAATAATATTTTAATAAGAGGTGCTTTCTATGTATTTTAACGAACTTTTGCCAACTTTAGAAAACTTAACAGGAAAGAAAATTAAAAAGAAAGATTTAGCAGATGTGATGAAAATGTCACGAGAACATTTTTCAAGAAAAATTAATGCCGAAGATCAAGAAGTTATTTCCTTTGAAGAGATTAAATTAGTTGAAAACTTTTATAATGTGACATTATCAACAGATTTTATTTCTATTCCGTATTACAAAGACATTATGGCATCTTGCGGCAACGGAAATTTAATGCTTGATAACGAACCTGATGCAGAATGTTATCCAATATCAATAAAATATGGTTTAAATCCTAATAACAAATATTTTCTTATCAATGCAACTGGTGACAGTATGGAAAAAACGATTTTTGATAAAGAACTTGTTATTCTTGAAAATTGGCTACATAGACAAATTGTTGATGATAAAATTTATTTCTTTTCTTACAACAAAGAATACTATTTAAAAAGATTATCAAAAAATATAGATACCATACAAATAAGTTCTGATAATAAAATTTTGAATGATTTAGGGGAATTAAAATATCCGGACAAAGTTCTAAAAGGCGAAGATTTAAATAACATCATTATTTATGGCAGATTTAAAGGAAAAATTGAAAAGGACTTATAATGAAAACTTGCTTACACTGCGGTTGTATTTATGATGACAACGAAAAAAGATGTCCATCTTGTAAAAGCAGTAGGACAAAAATATCCAATAATAAATCACATAAAAATATAGCATTTATAATTTTGCTATCCGTTTCAATTTTATTTTTAATTCTGAAAATATATATATTATTTTTTGTATTTTTGATTTTAAGTGTGCTCATAATAACTTCTAAAAAAACAGTAATAAAAACAAATAATAATTCTGTCAAAACTCGTGTTCAACAAGATAAAAAACAGGATAAAATTATGCCTGAAAAATTGTATGAAGATATAAAATTATATCTATCTGCAGATGATGCTTACGAAGCAAAATGGGTTTATGAAGCAGAAAAAAATCAACTTACTGAATATTATTTTATAGAAGAAGATGAAGAACTCCAAAAAAGATTTATTCAAGCACTATCTAAAACATTCAATATTATAAAAGATTTTGGAAGTGATAATGGTGCGATCATTGAAGATAAATATGGAAAGAGATTTTATACAAGTTTAAATGGTTGTACTTGTAAATCTTATTGCGATAATGGTGAGTTTTGCCAACACATGATTTATTATGCAAAAAACAAAAACTATATAAATGAAATCGGAATAATTAGAGATGTCGAACATCAAAAACATTTGCAGAATATCATAAAATTTTTAATTAAAGTTTCAGATGAAAATGAAATAAAAATAAAAGATATTTCTACTGATTATTTATATTCGATTTATTCAGATAAAGAGGAAGAAAATTTTATAATGGATTACGAAGAAGTTCTATCGTATATCCTAAAATGTTTGAACAAAAATTTAATTTCAGAAAGTAACTTACTGAAATTAAATAACAATGAGGTACTATAATGTCAGTACGCAAAAAAGGAAATAAATGGTATTGTAGATTTCAAATAGACGGAATTCGATATGAAAGACCATGTAAAGGTGCTTCCGATGAGAAGTCAGCATTAAAATGTGAAACTATTATCAAGGCTGAAATAATGCACGGCAATTATAATTTTGGTAAATCAGAAATTTTGCCAAGATTTTCAGAAGCAATAGAACTGATTAAAATACATTCTAAAAATAACAAAAGAAGTTATAAAACAGATTTAGGAAGAATAAGTTTATTAGAAGAATATTTTAAAAATAAACCATTGAAAGAGTTTTCTCCAAAGGTAATTGAAGAATTTAAAACTTACCTAAAATTTGAGAAAAATTTAAGTAACGCAACAATAAATCGCTATGTTTCACTTATAAGAAAAACTTTTACATTGTGCATAAAAAATAAACTTATTATAGATAACCCGTGTTCCGGAGTATCAAAATTAAGAGAAAATAATTTTAAAATTAGATATTTAACCAAACCTGAAGAAAAAAGACTTTTTGAAGTAATTAAAGACGAAAATTTTGCTAATCTTGTAAAATTGGCACTATGGACAGGCATGAGAAAACAAGAAGTTTTAAACTTAAAATGGGAAAATATCGACAAAAATACAATAGAAATTTTAGAAACAAAATCGGGTAAATCTCGTAAAATTCCAAATGTTGGGAAATTAAAAAATTTATTAGAGTCTATTCCAAAAGATAATGAATATGTTTTCTACAATAAAAAAACAAAAACAAAATATACAGATGTTTTAAAAAGATTTGCAAATTATCTTGGTATTGCACAAATAAAAAATTTCAGATTTCATGATTTAAGACATACTGCTGCTACTCGTATGGTTGAAAAAGGTGTCGATTTAGTTGTAATTCAACAGTTGTTAGGTCATGCATCAATTACTACTACAATGAGATATGCACATGCTCTTGAAGAAATGAAAGTAAGAGCAATTGAAGTTTTAAGTGATTATTAAAAACATATTGTTTAAACTTGTTTAAAATATGGGAATATATTTATAAATTGAGTGGGGAAATAGTGGGGAATTTTTAAAAGTTTTATTAAAAAATATAAAACATAAAAACAAAGACAAGAGCCGTGAAACTCTTGTCTTTTCTGATTTCAATAACTGGGGCGAGTAATGGGATTCGAACCCATGCATATCGGAACCACAATCCGAGGTCTTAACCGCTTGACGATACTCGCCACAAACTTTTTATTATTTTAAAATATCTGTATGCTTCTTAATATTATTAAAAACTGTTGCATATGTCAACTGCTTTCTTTATCCTATGTCTAAAGTTTTATTTATCAAAATATATAAAAATTTTTCGCAAAATTTTTGTGTTTGAAGTAAAATTAAATAGAATTTGTAAATGTATTTTTAGAAGGCTGGATATAACAATAACAAATTAAGGAGGTTTATTTATGCCAGGAAAGACAATAACAGTTGACGGTAACTACGCTGCAGCGCACGTTGCATATGCATTAAGCGAAGTATCGGCAATCTACCCTATTACTCCTTCATCTACTATGGGTGAATGGATTGATGAATGGGCATCACAACACAAAAAAAATATTTGGGGCAAAGAAGTAAAAGTTGCTGAAATGCAATCAGAAGCAGGTGCAGCCGGTGCTGTTCATGGTTCTCTTGCAGCAGGTTCTTTAACTTCTACTTACACTGCATCTCAAGGTTTATTATTAATGATTCCTGTTATGCACAAAGTTGCAGGGGAAATGATTCCTCACGTTATTCACGTTTCTGCTCGTGCACTTGCTGCTCAATCACTAGCAATCTTTGGTGATCATACTGACGTTATGGGCTGCAGAAATACAGGTTATGCAATGCTTGCTGCAAACAGTGTTCAAGAAGAAATGGATATGGCTCTTGTTGCTCACTTATCTACTTACAAAGCTAAAGTTCCTTTCTTACAATTCTTTGATGGTTTCAGAACGTCTCACGAAGTTCACAAAATAGAAGAAATTTCTTATGAAGATATTGCTTCATTGGTTGAACCTCAATATATTGAAGAATTCAGAGCAAGAGCATTAAGACCTGAAGCTCCAAAATGTAAAGTTGGTGCTCAAAATACAGACGTATATTTCCAAGGTCGTGAAACAGTAAACAAATACTATGATGCTGTTCCTGATATTGTTCAAGAATATATGGATAAAGTTGCTAAAGTTACTGGTCGTCAATATCATCCGTTCGATTATGTTGGTGCTCCTGATGCAACAGATGTTATCGTAGCTATCGGTTCAGGTTGTGAAACTATTGAAGAAACAATCGAATACTTAAATGCTAACAGAGGTACTAAATACGGTTTAGTTAAAGTAAGATTATACAGACCGTTTGATGTAAAACGTTTCAATGCTGCATTACCTGCATCTGTTAAACGTATTGCTGTATTAGACAGAACAAAAGAACCTGGTTCAATCGGTGAACCTTTATACTTGGATGTTGTAGCAGCTATTGAAAATAAAGATGTTAGAGTAATTGGCGGTCGTTATGGTTTATCTTCTAAAGAATTTACACCATCAATGGTTTTAGCTATCTACAAACATTCTGAAAATAATGGATTCCATGGATTTACAGTTGGTATCGAAGATGATGTAACAAACAAATCTTTAAAAATTGAAGAACACATTGTTACTGAACCGGAAGGTACTACAAATTGTATGTTCTGGGGATTGGGTTCAGACGGTACAGTTGGTGCTAACAAAAACTCAATTAAAATTATCGGTCAATATACAGACAAAGATGCTCAAGCATACTTTGCTTATGATTCTAAAAAATCATTTGGTGTTACAGTTTCTCACTTAAGATTTGGTGACAAACCTATTAAATCTACATATTTGATTACTGCACCTGACTTTGTATCATGTTCAGCTCATGCATACATTGGCAGATATGACTTATTAAAAGGTATTAAAGAAGGCGGTACATTCTTGTTAAATTCTCCTTATACAAAGGAAGAAGCATTTGCTCACTTAACAAGAGATATGCAAGAAACTATTATTAATAAGAAAATCAAATTCTACAATGTAGATGCTGAAAAATTAATAAAAGAACAACCTGGCTTAAGAGGTAAAGGTGCAAACACAGTAATGATGGTTGCATATTTCAAAGTTTCAGGAATTATTCCGTTCGAACAAGCTCTTGAAGGTATGAAAGAAATGACTAAGAAAACATTCAAGAAAAAAGGCGATGATGTTGTAAATATGAACTTGGCATTGATAGATGCTGCAGTTAACGCAACAGAAGAAGTTGTAATTCCTGCTTCATTAGACGGTGTTGCTCATGCTGAAGAAATCAAATTGATTCCTGATAACGCTGATGAATTTGCAAAATCAATTATTGAACCGTCAATGAGACAAAAAGGTGATGACATTCCTGTATCAGCAATGAGCGTTGATGGTGTAATCCCTACAGGTACAGCTTGCTTAGAAAAACGTGGTATTGCTCCAAGAGTTCCTCACTGGAATTCAGAAGC